ATTATTCACTGCAAAATCTAATGAAGTTGAAACCCTTCGAGAATCAAATACTCTTATTGGTTTAATTGGTGATAATTTAAAAGAACAAACTATTGAATTAGAAAAACAACAAAATATAAGAACTCAATTAAATTCTACAATAGAAAAAAGTTCTAATTTATCTAAAGATGCATCTAAACCATTTTTTGAAAGTACTATAGGTAATGCTATTAGAGGAATTATTAATAATTATGATGTTCAAAGACAAGCATCTAAACAAAGTAATGAGCAAATTTTAAAATTAAGAGAAGATACTGCCGATAAAATTAGGCTTATTGATGGTGATATTACAAATGATCAAATAAGAGCCATGCTTTCAGAAGTTGATGCAGTGCGAATCACAGAAGAAGACAAATATCGAATTAGAAAAGCCGCAATTGAAAAAGAAAAAGCCTTAAGAAATGATAGTAAAGCCGGTATGCAGCAGGCATTTGAAGATATGGCTCGTAGTACTGATCCATTTGTTGTAGCACAAAAAGAAGTAATGAGTGTATTTGATAATATGAATAAAGCCATTGATACATTTGTTCAAACTGGCAAATTTAGTTTTCATGATTTTGCTCTTAGTATTATTAGAGATATGTTAGCCATAGAACTTAAAGCCATGGCAACAACATTGTTTACTTCAATCATTAAAGGTGTTGCATCAATATTAACATTTGCATCAGGTGGTGATCCTCCTGTAGGTAAAGCCAGTATTGTCGGTGAAAATGGTCCCGAAATCTTTATTCCCAAGAGTGCCGGCACTATTATTCCTAATAGTCAATTAGGGCATAGTGGTACAGGAATGAATAGTGGACCTGTTACTAACAATTATAATACATATAATATTAATGCATTAGATAGTCGCAGTGTTGCACAAGTATTTGCAGAAAATCGTAAGTCTCTTTTAGGTAGCATTACTATGGCACAAAGAGAAATGCCATATGGTATGTCAACGGTATAAAGGAATAATAAAATGGCAGGTTTACAAAATATAATTGATAGATGTTCTAGTATTCAAATAGATCGACGTAAAGTTGTGGGTATTCAGATTACTCGCAATGAAATTCCTAGAACTAGTTTAACACCTACCTATCAACCATGGCGTATAAAAATAGAAATGCCACGTAGTTATAGATATAGTGAGGCTCGTGCTTTAATGGAAGCCTTGGATGCTATGGATCGTGTGGTTCCTGAAATTATCACCTTTAATAATAATCCTAAACTTAGTTGGATATTTTCTTATCAAGGAAAAATGAATAATACACAGATTACTGCTTTAACTATTAGTAGTTTTTCTGGAAATCAATTAGTTTTAACTACATTACCTACAGTAGATGCCGGAACAGTATTATTTGAACCTAATGATCTAATACAAATTGGTGCATATCCTTATCCATTTACTGTGGTTACACAAGTATTAAGAGGAGCAGGATCAACCGTAATATTAACTACTAATAGACCTAATATTTTAACTGCTAGTGTGACTGGATTGGGTATTACTATAGGTAATAGTTGTCAATTTAATATGTTTTGTCCCAATATGCCAGTTTATAAATTAATTCCCGGAGGATGGCTTAGTAATAATGGAATAACTACTAATAATGCTTATATAGAATTTAGTGACGTATTTCAATTATACGAATACGTGGGAACCGCATAAAGGAACAAATTAAATGACCCAGATAATTCCAGAAGTTGCTTCAACTGTAACAAATATAACTAATGCAGAATTTGTTAAATTAACCGTATTTAATGATTATGCTAATAGTGCCGATGTTAGTATATATACATTCAGTAGTAGTTATAAACATGAAACCATTGATGGGGTAGTTTATCTACCTATGACATCATTATTAAGTGTAGGTGCACAAACTAGAGATCTTAGTGTTACTAGTAAAAGTACTCAAATAACATTAAATGGTATTGATGGTGATAATATCTATCTAGTATTAACTGCCAAAGTACGTGGTAGCGAAGTAGAAATATTACGTGGATTTTATGATAATAATATGATCTTAACCAATACCTATCCAAGATTTTCGGGTATTGTAACCAGTTATACCATTAGTGAAGTTAGACAAAATCAAGATGATAGTTTTTCTGTTACTCTTAATGCTAGCAGTTATAAGACTGTGCTTGAAAATAGAATAGCAGGACGTAAAACTAATAAACAAAGTTGGCGATATTTTTATCCCAGTGATGCCAGTATGGACAATGTCTATAGCATTAGCAATGTAAGATTTGATTTTGGTCAAAAGACAGATGGAATTTCGGTGAGTGGTGGTGGCGGAATTAACCCATGGCAACCATATCCTGGAAATAAAAAATGAAAGTACGCATAGCCACAAAATTTGATCTACCCGACATTTATAGAATGTTGCGTAGTTTTAGAAACAATACTCCCATAGAGTTCATGAAGGACTGCGATAATGAGCCTTATATTGCCAAATTATTTACTACCCTATTAGCAGGTGCTGGTATTGTTTTAGTTGCCTGTAACAATGAAGAAAAGGTAGTTGGCATAATTGCCGGTATTATTAACAGTAATATTTGGGAACCAGAAATAAAAGCATTACGTGAATTGATTTTTTGGGTCGATGAATCTAGTAGAGGATCCAGTGCTGGAGCAAGACTAATTAAGGCCTATGGTGAGGTCGCACAACAACTTATTGAGAAGGAACGAATTAAAATTTATACCATGACTAAAATGATTAATAGCCCCGATCTAAACTTTACTCGCTATGGCTATAGAAAAAGTGAAGAAGTATGGGTAGCGGGAGCATAACATGGCACTATTTTCTTCAATTGTTGCTTGGGTCGCTGCTTATGTGTTTGATGCCACGGCCAGTGTATTAATAACAGACCTTGCCATTATTGCTTCATATGCGGCCTTAATTTCTGCTACTAGTATGTTAATTAGACGATTAGTAGGTGCACCGGGTAGTAGTGGTGGATTAGGTGGTGGTAGAATTCAATTACCTCCTTCTACCGATAATAAATTACCAATAGTTTATGGTAGTGCTTTTATTGGTGGACCTATTATTGATGCTAAGATCTCAACAGATCAACAGACTATGTGGTATGTAGTTGCTTTAGCAGAAGTTCCTGATACAAGCAGTGTAAGTAATACATTTGGTAATATCTATTATGATGGAAAATTGGTAGCATTTGATAATTCTGTTCCTGGTGGAATAACAAATTTAGAAATTAATACCGATCCAGCCACCTATGATACCAAACCAGCAGGCAAATTGTTTATCTATAAATTTACCAATGGATCCAGCAGTGGTGTTAATACTGGTGGACAAACTGCTTGGGAAATTCTCAGTGATAGTCAAATTCCAAGTTCCGCACATTGGACTAGTGCAGATGCAATGACTAATTGCACTTTTATTATTGTTAAAATTATATTCAATCCCGATGCCGGTACTGTAGGATTAGGTGCAATCACTGCACAATTAAGTAATAGTTTGGTCAAACCTGGTGATGCTATTAAAGATTATATGATTAATACACGTTATGGATGTGGTATTCCATTATCTAAAATTGATACTACCAGTCTTGATGCATTGAATACCTATAGTGATGAATTAATTACTTATATTCCAGTAGGCGGTGGAAGTGCTACACAAGCACGTTATCGAGTAAATGGTCCAGTTGATACTAGCAACAATTGTTTACAAAATTTACAATTCTTAGCAGATACTTGTGATAGTTGGTTACAATATAGTGAATTAAAAGGACAATGGAGTATAATCATGAATAAGCCCTATCCGGGCAGTCCTGATTTTTCTGGATTATATTTAGTTAATGATAGTAATTTAGTTTCGGGTATTGATCTAAGTCCAATTGATTTGAATAATACTTATAATGTTGTAGAAGTTGCATATCCTAATAAAAATATTAAAGATCAAACTGATTATCAAACTATTAATCTTAGTGATTATATTCCAGAAATAATGAGTCCTAATGAACCTATCAATAAAATTAATCTTACATTACCATTAGTCAATGAAGCAGTACAAGCCAAATATCTTGGTCTACGTAGAATGTTGCAAAGTAGAGAAGATCTTGCTGTTACATTAAGATGTGATTATAGTGCCATTATTTTAGAAGCCGGTGATGTTATTCGTATTACTTTTGCTGTATATGGATGGGTTAATAAACTATTTAGAATCAGCAGTGTATCAGAAGAAAAGACACAAGATGGAAATCTAAGTGCAATAATTAATGGTTTTGAATATAATGGGACCATTTATGATGATAATAGTATTGAAGATTATGTTCCGGCTTTTAATACTGGTCTAACTAATCCTAATATTATTAGTATTCCCGATGCTCCAGTAATTACTTTAGGTTCTGTATCTAATAATATGATATCATCGTATACTGTTAATGCCATAGTTCCTACCACAGGCATTGTAACTTATATGGATTTTAATTATGGTACTACCAGTACAATTAGTAATCATAAACTTTATAGAACATTGCAGCCCGGTACCGGATATCCATTTGTTCCAGATTCATTTGTGCATACAGATATTACTAGCATCAGTTCAGGAACATATTATTGGAGTGTAACTGCAAGAAATAATATGGCCGGACGTCAAAGTACTAGCAGTGAAGCAGTATATTGGGATGGTCCAAAGATTGTATCTTATAATACTATAACTAATAGTGGTGGTGTTACAACAGGTGCAATTCAATATAATGCTGCAACTGAAACATTCTATTATACTGATAATTCACAAGAATATAATTATTATTTTAATGTAATTGATCAACAATTTGATTTAACTACCACTAGTGATCCTAATTATTATCTAATTCAGGCTGCTAGCCAACCAACAACTGGGTTATTACCCGGATATACCACATGGTATGATACTGTTAATAATAATTTTCATTTTTATGATGATACAAGCAATTGGAAATTAGCATCTGGAAATACGTTGCCTGTTAGCAGTTTATATGAAGGTGATATTTTCTTTAAAACTAATGATAATTCATTTTGGTATTATACAACAACTATAAGTCCAAGTGGATGGTATCCTGCTGGTGTAGATTATACTAGAGATGCCGGATCTGCCGGTTATTCACAAGGTATCGGACCATTTTCTATTAGTAATACATTAACATATGGTGCATATCTCGATTTTACTCCTGAAGCAGATGCAGTTTGTATTCTTACTGTAATGTGCAATGCACAATTTGAAGGAGTTATTACTAGTCCAAGTACTACATCGCAAGGTTATCTATATGGAATATTATGGGATAGCACTGCCGGCATAGAGATATCTTCAGCACCTACAAGTGGTACAGGTCGAGGATATTATAATATATCAGGAACATCACCTCAAGCATTTGCCACACAATGGACTAGTAATGTTATTGGTGGACATACTTATAGACTTAGATTTGCCGGGCAAGTAT